GCCGACGGGGCGCTGAAATGCACATGGCCTGCGTTCCTGCCTGACGCCGCCAGGATCAAGCCCGACCAGGCATGGTATGGCAACACTGCGTCCTTTATCATTGATCGGTTTGAGCAGGGCCAGGCGAGCGCCAGCGCGGCTAATTGCGAGTATTGCATCGTCATGGTGCTGGACGATATTGGAACCAAGAGCGCCACGCCGCCCCTTGAGCCGACTTGGATCATGGAGACAAGCCCCGGCAACTTCCAGTGGGGCTACGCCTTTTCCGATCAACCGTCCAAGGCTGACTTCGCTGCGGCCATCGTCGCCATTGCCGAGGCAGGCTATACCGACCGTGGGGCGTGTAACCCTGTCCGTAACTTCCGTCTGCCAGGCAGCGTGAACCTCAAACCTGACAAGGACAACTTCGCAGCGCGGCTGGTCGAGTTCCACCCGACCCGTGAGTTCACGCTAGAGGGCATCTGCGCCGCGCTAGGGGTGACGCCCGCCGAGTCCGACGGCGCAGCGTATAAACCGATCCGACTGACCGATACCGGGTCTGATGACGTATTCGCGTGGCTGGCCGATCAGGGGCTGGTGTTGTCCAGACCTAACCCGGAAGGATGGGCCGGGATTATCTGCCCGAATGCTGGCGAGCATACCGACGGCAACCCCGAGGGGCGTTACCTGCCCGCCTCGAGGGCGTTCTGTTGTCTGCATTCGCACTGCGTGGACTTGGACTCGGCGTGGTTCCTGAAATGGGTGGCCGACCAAGGTGGGCCTGTCCATCAGGCCGGTCTACGCGATGACCTGATCGCGTCCACCATGAGCGAGGCGCTCCAGCGCCTAGCACCATCTGATTTCTTTTCCGATGACGCCCAGAAGGTGATCGAGGAGGTAAATACACGCGAACTTGGACGGCTGGACAAGGCGCAATGGTGGGAGCGGTTCGCGTATGTGATCGACGATGATTCGTACTTCGATATGGAAAACCGTACCGAACTGCGCCGTGGGGCGTTTAATGCGCTCTACCGGCACGTTAGCTGCACCTCGATCCACAATCAGCGCCGGGTCGAAGCGTCCATATGCTTTGATGAAAACCGCCAGGCTATGGGGTCGCGCATCCTGACCGGTATCACCTACGCCCCAGGCGAGAGCGTGCTGGTAGCGAGGAATGGCGAGGTGTTCGGCAACCGTTGGCGTGATGGCCGTCCCAAGGTGTCTGGCGGTGGCGATGTCACGCCGTGGCTCAAGCACTGCGAGAACCTGATCCCTGACCAGGATGAGCGTGAGCATGTCTTTAACGTGATGGCCTATAAAGTCCAGCACCCCGAAATCAAAATCAATCACGCCGTGTTGCACGGCGGTGACCAGGGCTGCGGTAAGGATTCGCTCTGGGCTCCGTTCCTGTACGCCGTCTGTGGGCCAGGTTTAGTTAACCGTGGCCTGCTGGACAATCAGTCCCTTGAATCGCAGTTCGGATATGCCCTTGAGGCCGAGGTCATCATCCTGAACGAACTACGCGAGCCGGAGGCGCGAGAGCGTAGGGCACTGGCGAACAAGCTGAAACCGATTATTGCAGCGCCTCCCGAAACGATCCCGATTAACAGGAAGGGTCTGCACCCCTATCAGATGGTCAATCGGGCACTGGTGCTGGCGTTTTCCAATGACAGTGTGCCGATCAGCCTAGACTCATCAGACCGTAGATGGTTCTGTCTGTGGTCGCATGCGCCCAGGATGAATCCGGATGCGGCCGCGCAGCTTTGGCGATGGTATAAGGCCGGCGGATTCGATGCAGTAGCGTCTTGGCTGCATGCCCGTGACGTGTCGGCATTCAACCCAGGCGCGGCCCCTGCATGGTCGGCGTGGAAGGAGGCCATGATCGAGAATGGCATGTCCATGGCCGAGTCTTACTTAGTAAACCTCATCAGGAACCGTAGCGGTGAGTTTCAGCGTGGGTTCGTCGGTGGGCCTTTTTACGCCGTCTGCGACCGTCTGCTAGGCGCTGCGCCGTCTGGGATCAAGATCCCTCAGGCGGCGCTTCTGCATGCCTTAAAGGAGGCCGGATGGACGGATCTGGGCAGGGTTGCTTCGGCAGAGTATCCGACGAAAAAGCACCTGTTTGCTGATCCTGCCATCCTGCGCCAGTACAACAAGTCGGATTTGCGTAGGATGCTGGAAGAACCCGCGCAGGGGCCATCTAGGATGGCGGTAGTGAAGTAATGCAAAACGCCCCGTAAGGGGCGTTCTGTTTTGGATGGGTTGTCTAGGATCGGTCTATCAGCGCGAGGATCAGCGCCACCAAGGCGCTGATGATGATTGCGAGGATCATTTGATGATGCCTGCGGCCAGCATGACAAACACGGCAACGAACCCGATAGCGCAGACGATGGGCAGGAAGCGCCCGATAGGATCATTCCACTTGTCCACATCAATGCCGTGCCCGTGATGGGGCCTATACGCTGAATAGGTGCCATTGCAGCCACGGCGTGTGGTGCGTTCGGGTTGGTAGGCTTGGCCGATTTTTATCTTGGGTTGCATGGTCTGATCCTTAATAAACGCAAATGCCACGGGTGTAGCAGGATTGAACATCGTGACCGTCCAATAGGTCACCGGGCCGCATCAGGTACAGCGCAGCGCCGCGAGGGTCGGTCTGAATGTATGGGGTGACGGCAACCTCGCGTACAGCCGGCGCAGGGCTTGCCACCCACACGCGGGTGTTGCGATTGCCGATGATGCGCCCTAAGCGCTTGAGTGCGCCGCGCTCACGGTCTGCGACGGGCGTCCTGCGCCCTGTGCGCTCGCTCTTCCAGTAGGGGCGCATCGTTTCATCGTCGCGCTCGATGCAGCCGCCATCAATGCCGCACTCCAGTTCATGCCACCGGCGCAGGGTAAGCGAGATGCGGCGCAGGGTTGCGACTTCTTCAGCAGTGAAGCCAAGCGACAAGATCAGGTAGCGGTCGAGATTGAATCGGCGCAGGGTTTCGGCTTTGGTCATGGTCAGATCCTAGCGAGAATGTCGGACAGATTTTCGGTTTCAAAGACAGACCCGACACACTCAAGGTCGGCATTGTGTGCGTGAAGGGTGAAGCGAGCGCCGCCGCTGTCGCGCATGTTTACGTCGGCGTGTTCAACCCACAGGGTCAGACCGTCATTGCGGGTCATGCGGACGCACGCGTCATTGCCCCATACGTTGCGGGTGCTGAACCCATGCGCGAATAGATGCGCGGGGATGTCGATCTCAGGGAAGCAAGGATGGTTCATGGTCAGGCTCTCCGGTAGACGCGCCGCGCTGCGCGGCGCATGTAGAGACTGTAAGGCATTCTTTAGCAGGCTGTCAAACGTTTTCTTGGGTGTGGCGGTAGGCATGAACATGGGCGGTTCAGGGTATCGGCGCGATCCCCTGTATTCATGCCGAAAGGCGGGGCTTTTGGGCGTTTTGGGTATTGCTGTGTAGTTTTTTCGGTCAAGTAGTGATTTGACATAATGTATGTATAGCCGTCGAGCCGCGCCGACTTAAATAGGTATGCCTAAGTGACCCATAACGCCCAAGACCGCCCACCGGCGCTCACGGCGCATGTTTTTGGGCGTTCTGGGCCATGCCCCATGCCATAGCCCAAACCGCCCATGCTGATAGGCGTTTTGGGTCATGCCTCATGCCATAGCCCAAACCGCCCATCTGCCTTGGGCGTTCTGGGTCATGCCACGTGCCATAGCCCAAAACGCCCATGTCGGTCGGCGGTCGGCGGTCTGCCGCCTGGGTGCGCGGCCAGCAGCGGGTCGGCTCGATGCGTTCGGACTGGCGGGGGGGAGGGCCGAGCCGATGGGCCAAACGTTAGCGGTGGGGCCACAAGAAATTTTTTTTATGCAAACCGCACAATGCACACAACTTCATTGCATGGGCTATCTAGGCATACCTTTTTTAGTTAAACTTCGCGCATGACATTCAAAAGCCTTCCTTTGACAGTCAGACAGATCAAAGCGACGGAAGCGACGTTGGAGCGCATCTACGAAGCGGCGTATCTTGGTCTGAAGGGTGACTCACTGGCGCTAGCAGCCGGAATGCTGCCGACGGAGTTCAACCGACTTAAAGAGCTTGACCAAATCGCCCATATTGCCGAACTCAAGGGCCGCGCTGACAGTGAGCGTGCCAACAGTCAGGCGTTGCACGCAGCAGCGGCGGGGGGCGACTCCAAGGCGGCGCTGGAGATCCTGAAGCACAGCCACGGTTGGGTCGCCAAGCAGGCGATCTCGGTTGAGGTCGAGCAGCGCATTAGCATCTTGGGTGCGCTTCAGGCTGCCGAGGGGCGCGTCATCGACGGCGCGGTGACAGAGGTGCTAGAACAGCAGCCCGCTACACAACTGACGCATCAACATGCAAAAGCCGATCTACAGCCCCGATGACGAACAGACGCTGATGGCGCGTCTTTGGTCTGCCAAGATCAAGGACGATCCCGAGGCGTTTGTGCTGTTTGCCTTCCCGTGGGGCCAGGCCAACACGCCACTGGCGCATCACAAAGGCCCGCGCATGTGGCAGCGTCAGGTGCTGCGCGACATCAAGGCGCATATTGACAAGAACAAAGGCCAGGTCTCAATGGACACGCTGCGAGAGGCAGTGTCGTCAGGGCGTGGTATTGGTAAGTCAGCGCTGGTGAGTTGGCTGATCCTGTGGATGCTGACCACCCGGATCGGGTCTAGTGTAATCGTGAGCGCCAACTCAGAGGCGCAGTTAAGGTCAGTCACCTGGGGTGAGTTGACCAAGTGGGCGACGATGGTGCTGAACGCTCACTGGTGGGAGATCAGCGCGACCAAGCTAACGCCTGCCAAGTGGCTGACGGATCTGGTCGAGCGGGATCTTAAGAAGGGCACGCGCTACTGGGGCGCTGAGGGGAAGCTGTGGAGTGAAGAAAACCCGGACGCCTACGCTGGTGTGCATAACATGGACGGCATGATGCTGGTGTTCGACGAGGCCAGCGGTATCCCGGACGGCATCTGGTCAGTGGGGGCGGGCTTCTTCACAGAAAACATCTTGGACAGGTACTGGTTCGCGTTCAGCAACCCACGGCGCAATACGGGGTACTTCTTTGAGTGCTTTCACGCCAAGAGGGACTTCTGGACAACGCGCCAGGTGGACGCCCGCACGGTCGAGGACACTGACAAGCAGGTCTACGAGCAGATCATCGCGGAGTACGGCGAGGACTCTAGTCAGGCCCGCGTCGAGGTGTACGGTGAGTTCCCGGCAGCGGGGGATGATCAGTTCATCAGCCCGGCGATTGTGACCGACGCAGCCGCTCGGCCCCGGTACAAGGACATCACCGCGCCGATTGTCATCGGCGTAGACCCGGCGCGAGGCGGTGCGGACTCGACTGTCATCGCTGTAAGGCAAGGGCGTGACTTGATCGCGCTGCATCGGTACCACGGCGAGGATACGATGACCATCGTCGGGCGGGTGATCGACGCTATTGAGGAGTACAAGCCGACGCTGGTGGTGCTGGACGAGGGTGGTCTGGGCTACGGAATCCTTGACCGGCTGCACGAGCAGCGCTATAAGGTCGTCCGAGGGGTTAATTTTGGCTGGAAGGCCAAGAATCCGATCATGTACGGAAACAAACGGGCTGAATTGTGGGGCACGATGAAGGATTGGCTGCGAACGGCGTCGATTCCGAACGACCGGGCGCTCAAGGCTGACCTGACAGGGCCGACAATCAAGCCTAACTCGGCGGGAACGATCTTTCTTGAAGGCAAAAAAGAGATGAAAGCCCGTGGATTGGCCTCACCGGACGCTGCTGACGCGATTGCGGTCACTTTTGCGTTCCCTGTGGCCCATCGGGAGTACAATGAGCGGGCGCAGCGTCGAACAGTGACCCAAAACCGGCAGTTTCAGACTACTTCTTGGCTAGGTGCGTAATGGCGACTAAAAAAGGCGTGTCGTTAAGCGTTGGACGGGGCGAAAAGCTGCCCGCGTCCAAGGGCGCTGGCTTGACCGCTAAAGGTCGAGCCAAATACAACGCCGCCACAGGGTCTAACCTCAAGGCACCCGCGCCTAGCCCCAAGACTGAGGCCGACAAGGGCCGTAAGGCATCGTTCTGCGCGAGAATGACAGGGGTTGTAAAGAACGCCAAGGGTCCGGCTGAACGGGCCAAAGCATCTCTTAAACGGTGGAAGTGCTGATGAAACCCGGTCTCTATGCCAACATCCACGCCAAACAGGCCCGCATCAAGGCCGGATCTGGCGAGAAGATGCGTAAACCAGGCAGCAAGGGCGCACCCACCGACAAGGCGTTCAAAGAGTCGGCTAAAACCGCTAAAAAGAGGTAGTCATGCCGCTGGTTAAATCTGCGTCCAAAGCCGCCTTTCGTCAAAACGTAAAGACTGAAATGGCCGCGAAAAAGCCCCAAAAACAAGCCGTGGCGATTGCGTACGCCACTCAGCGTGCTGCGGCTAAGAAGAAGAAGTGATATGGATTACTCCGGGATTGCCGCTGCGGGAAAAGTAGCTAACACCTCTGACATCCTGTCTACGGCTCGTTCTCGCCTGCACATGGCGATTTCGGCCTACAGCGAGACACGCGAGGATGAAATCGACGACCTGCGCTTCTTCGCAGGTAGCCCGGACAATCACTGGCAATGGCCCGCCGATGTGCTGGCGACCCGAGGTGCGGTGCAGGGGCAGACCATCAACGCCCGTCCGTGCCTGACGATCAACAAGCTGCCCCAGCACGTTCGCCAGGTCACCAACGACCAGCGGCAGAACCGACCGCACGGCAAGGTCATCCCGGCTGACGACAATGCCGACGTTGAGGTAGCCGAGGTGTTTGATGGCGTCGTGCGGCACATCGAGTACATCTCGGACGCCGACGTAGCCTACGACACCGCCTGTGAGAATCAGGTGACGTTTGGTGAAGGCTACGTCCGCATCCTGACCGAATACTGCGACGAGGACACCTTCGATCAGGACATCAAG